CATCCTCTACCATTTTCTGTATCTTCGCAGGTTTGTTATATACCTTACGCATGTTAGACATGATTGGTACTAACCAAGGTTCAAGCTTTTCCTTCTCGTCTCCAGGAAGGAACCCGTTATCCTCTGTAGCTATAGTAGGTCTGGTAATAATAATCTTATCATACTGCCTCTTAAAAAACATATCTAAGGCTATCTGCACTGCAAGAAGTGTCTTACCACTACCTGCTTTCCCTACGATAAAGTTGAACGCATGATTTAGTATCTGCTCTTTAGCAATCTTCTGCTCCTCAGATAGGGTTATGTTAAACTTAACATTCCCTTTAGGTGGTTGTTTCTGCTTATTCTCCATCGTAGTTTTGTTTTAGTTTACTTTACTTATAGATTTACCTCATATTAACTACCACACGCCTCGCAGTCTGGATCGTCTATAGTACAGACCTCTGGTTGTTTTTTCTCTTCTAACTCGTTAAGCCAATCTCCAAACATATTCTCTGCTATGTCTTTAGCTGCCTTGTTCACGTCTTTCTCTTCAATCATTACTTTGTTTTTAAAAGGTTTCCCCTGTTTAAAATTAATTCTATAGTTGCGTCAACTTCCTTTTGATTCGATGGGATGTATACGTCTAAATCTTGACCACTATCATGTAGTAATCTTAAAAACAACTTGAATCTCATTCTAAACTCTGGGGTTCTTAAACCTTTAGTTTCTATTATGAATCCAGCATCTAAGTTTACGAAGTCTGGTGTGTAGGACATATTCCTTATGTTACCAGTCATCTGCTTAAATACCTTCTTCCCTTGTGTGGTTCCCTTGTCCATTAGGAAGCCTTCAAACTTGAATTTCTCCATTAGTTCAAACGTTTTACCTTCGTAGACGTTGGGAATTTTTGCTTTAATTAAGGCTCTATAACAGTAGACCTCTAAACCTGAAGCGAATGTAATACCATCCACTACATGTTTCTTAGCTCTTGTTATCTGCCTACCTTTTCTCCTTTTGAATTTCACTTCTTGCCTCTATTTCTGGCACGATTAGCTCCCTGAGCTTCTAGTACTGTACCTCCATCTTTAGTGTGGGATACATCCTTACCATCACCCTTCTTACCTTTCTTTCTATTAAGTTTAGCAAGTAACGCTCTGTATGTCTTTCTAAATGTAGAGGCTCCATACTTCTTATTGTACGACTCCTTAACCTTTTTAGCTGCAGGGTTTTTCTGATAGTACACAGCACTCTTGCTTTTACCTACCGTAGTTCCTGCTAATTTATTTCTAGCCATGTTGTAGTTTCTTTATAATCTGCAATATACAAATCTAAAACTTAATAATGGTTAATAAATCAATGTCTATGTAAAACAGAAGTTCCCTATCCCATATACTACCTGGTCGTGGATTCCTCATCCCTCCCCACTCTACTGTAGCGTTGGTAATTTCCTTCATCCAGATATAACCTATACCATCTAAGAATCTCCAAGCTATACATAAAGGTAGTCCACTTTCGAGAGCCTCCTTCTGGCAGTGTTGGATCTTCCTTACTGATGTCCTAACCCTTTTTATGTCAGACATATTGAGAGACATAGTCTTCACCTCACATAGGGATACAACCTCTAGAGTCTTATTGTTTATAATCTCAGCGTCTACTGGAGCAAACTTACCTAGCTGATTAAAGGTTAAGTCTTTCCCCTCCAATAGAATGCGAAGAGTTTCCTCTTCCCTCACTCTATCAGATTCTTTCTCGAACTTAGGCTCTCTTTTGGCCATCTGTACGACTATTTGGAACGTCCCACTCTATAGTACTACTTAAATTATCATCCATCTTATCCTTCAGTACTTGAAGTAAGATAAAGTACCCAGTAACATCCATAAGGTCGTTATCACTTAAGAAAGAGTTCTTACTCTTCATTCGGTTAAGCTTGTCGTTGATCCTTGCTTGTATAGCGTACATAGGATCTACATCGAACAGTACTCCCTTATTGAATACTGAGTTACCGTAAGAGTTATTCTTCTCAAGTAGAAGGTCTCTAATCTCGTCACACTTTTCTTTGATTTTCTCTTGCATCTTTATTTATTTAAATTCTTCGTTATATGGAACAAATGTTACCTCACTAGTATGTCGAACAATCTCGTCTTCATCAGAATATACTTTTGTTACGTTTTCAAATAGCCATCCTCCTGGAACTCTGGTCACTTTTAAAGCGTCAAATCCAAAATCTTCATCTGTTTCTACGTACTTAAACAAATCCAAATTGTAGATACCATAATTTTCTTGACTTTCTTTCATAATTATTTAGATTTAGGAGCGTTAAATACTACACACTCAGTGGTTAATAACATACCTGCTACTGAGGCTGCACTCTCTAGGGCTACACGAGTTACCTTTGTAGGGTCTATAACTCCAGCCTTCATTAGGTCTTCGTACTCACCTGTCTTAGCATTATACCCATAGTTGTTGGTGTCATCTACTCCAGACCAATCACTATCGTGTGATATTTCAAAGAGAACCTCAGCACCTTCAACACCAGCATTATCAGCTATCTGTCTAAGTGGAGCCTCTAAAGATTTAACTAAGAGTTTAACACCTAAGTTTTCCCCTTCGTTAGTTCCGTTGGTATGCCCTATAACACTCATTCCTGCGTTATATAGTGCAACACCACCTCCAGTAACAATTCCTTCTTCTATGGCAGCACGTGTAGCTTCAAGGGCATCATCTATGCGATCCTTCTTCTCCTTCATCTCTATCTCTGAGGCAGCACCTACATATAGTACTGCTACACCTCCAGCCATTCTAGCTAGACGTTGTTTAAGGTAGATGGACTCTTTATCTATCTCTAGGTTAGCTCGTAGTTGTTTAACCCTACTCTTTATGCTTTTCTTGTCACCCTTACCACCTATTATAATGGTAGAGTTTGCATCTATAGTAATCTTATCAGCCCTACCTAGCATGTCAATAGTGAACTTCTCTAGGGTTAAACCTACATCCTCAGTTATTAACGTACCACCAGTTAGTGTAGCTATATCTTCAAGCTCATCAGTCCTCATCTCACCGAAGGAAGGAGCACGTATAGCGGATACTTTTACCCCTCCCTTAACCTTATTTACCACTAGGGTAGATAGAGCGTCTCCATCTATATCCTCAGCTATAATAAGTAAGCTACCACCTTGTTGAACAACAGGTTCTAGCACAGGCATTAGGGATTGTATATTAGATATTGTCTGATCGTATATAAGGATATATGGATCATTCAACTCTACATTCATCTTCTCTTGATTGTTAATGAAGTACGGTGATAGGTAACCTCTGTTAACCTTAACTCCCTCTACTACATCCACATACGTGTCAGTACCTTGAGATGTCTCTACTGTGATTACACCTTCCTTAGTAACCTTCTTCATAGCGTTAGCTATTAGGGAACCAATCTCTTTATCATTGTTAGCTGATATTGTAGCAACGTGCTCTATAGTGCCTATATCTTTCCCTATTGGTAGCGATGCTTCCTTTAGATTAGATACGACCATATCGACAGCCTTATCTATACCTGCCTTAAGATCTACAGGACTATACCCAGAGGTTACGTACTTTAATCCTTCTTTAGCGATAGCCTGAGCTAACACTACAGATGTTGTTGTACCATCTCCAACTTCTTCGACAACCTTAGAGGCTACCCTCTTAATCATCTGAGCACCCATATTCTCTACAGGGTCACTTAAAAATATAGACTGAGCTACAGTAACTCCATCTTTTGTTATGATAGGGTTGTTATTCCCTTGATCAATGATAACATTACGACCTTTCGCTCCTAGTGTTACCTTTACTGCGTCAGCTAAGGTGTTGATTCCTTTTAGTAGAGAGTCTCTACCATCTGTACTGAATTTGATTTCTTTTGCCATCTTAGTCTTGTTTTAGTTCGTGTATTCTTTCGCTTAATTTTACTGAGGCATTGTAGTGTTCAGCTAATTCAAGTTGCTCTTCCAACTCTTCTATAATTCTTTCGTTAACGTAAGCCTCAATCTTTATTGTAATATCTCGTAAGTCCATCCTTCTTAGTTTAAATGATTGCTAATAATTCATCCTCTGAAAGGATTAAGTTGTCTCCTACTTTAGTACCTGATGTTGTGGTGTACATAACACTATCATTAACCTTTACAACAAGGCACTTGTTACCTACAGACAGAACTAATCCTGTACTGTATTGTTCCTTAGGCATGTTGGTGAGGATAATACCAGAGGTGGTAGTTTCCTTTATAGGGGAGGGTTGTAGGTAGATTCGATTACCTATTGGTGTTAGTTTCATATTCTTTAGCTTAAATTTTCTTTTCTTCTCTTCAACGTACCCAAAGTTACGTTTATTCTGTGCTTTATCCTTAGTAGTCGTTGCACTACATTTAAAGTCTTCCCTTTCTTGATTGACCTTGATATTAGGGCGTTTATTATTCCTACCATCTTCCTTGTTTTTTGTAATGATTAGTTCCTGCACAGTTTATTTATCCAACTTGTTAACTGAGTTATCATACACTAGGAGGAGTACTACAAGCACTACCATTCCTACTAAGCACCATGTTTGCGTCATCTTATTTGTTTTTAGTTGTTAGTTCTTCTTTCTCCCAATACATATCACATATACTCCTACCGTTCTCGTCCTCACTCTTGTATGGTGGTATAGCAAAGTATGATTGCATATACTCGCAAGGTTTTGCGCTTACTCTGTGGCACGTTTCTTTCAACGTACAACCCTCGCCTGAACACATTGCTATATCAGCCATATCATTTGTATTTAATTAGTAACTTCTGTATCTCTTTCTCAGACCAATAATAACAATCTAGAGGGGTCTTAAATTGTTTAGAGGATTCAGTAACCCAGTTACCTGTCTTCTTACCCCTCTTGTATACTCCACAGATCCATCCTGAACCTGCGTTAGCTAGAGGACTCACTTGTACCCAGTATCCTATACTTAGGTAGTAATCTATATCTATCTCTTCCATCTTAGTCTTCTTTAGTTTTGTTTAACCTCTTACGATTCTTATATAGCCTATTACCTTTACAATAAGGACACGTACCACCATTACGGCAAGACTTATCAAAGGCTTTACTCTTGGTGTATGCTTTCCTTCTTGTATGGCTCATCTTAGTCTTGTTTTAGTTTATATTGCGTATCTCGATATGCGATATTGTCTTAGTCCATGGTAGGTCGGGAAATCCCTTGCCCAACCTACGCTGACTTTCAAACCCCAAGGTTTAAATTAATTGGTAGCTATCACGCTGCTACCTGTCGTGTGTGTGCCTCGCCTAGATGAATTACCCACTCAAGCAGTAGTAATAGTGGCGAGGACTTTAGATGCCCAACTCAAGTATGGTACTCACTCAATGATTTAGTATACATCATGCGACATACATAGGAACTTCGGATCTACTATACCAGTTATCTTTACCTCTATAAGCTTAGTTGACTTACCCATATTTGATAGCTTCGATATGAAATTCTCATCCTTGTTAAGCTCTTCAACACTAGTGGTCTTTATACACGTCTCATGCTTGGCATCCTTCCATACTTTAGATGGTTTCTCTACACCCTTCACGAGGTTTATAATTCTCCACTTGTAGTGTACAACTGCGTGGTATATCTCCTTCCTCACTATCCTTCTTGTTTTACCCTAATCAACTCAAGGTTTAACATGTTGACGTCAACCCTTAGCTTAGCTATTAACTCATCCTTGAGGGCGTCATCAGTTCTATATAGAGACATAATCTCATCCTCATACCTGAGGTAATCCTTAGTTATAGTGTTAAGCTTCTGGAATAAACTTAGATACTTCTCGTCACTCATAAGGAAGTCGTTGTGCATCTTGATATAATGTATTATAGAAGCGTGGTGCTTACCCACTACCTTACCTATAAGTTTAAGAGAGAAAGGGAAGTTCCTCTTTAGTACGTTGACTATACAAGCGTTAGTCTCTACTACATTCCTCTCTCTTGTTCCTACACTCGTGGAGTGTACACCTCTATGCTTATAGGCTGCCCTAAATAGAACCTTTATTATCTCTACGTCTGTATCCGTTAGGGTTAAGTCGTTTAGATGATGTGTAGCCTTTATTATAGCTAAATCTAAATTGTTTACTGTTGCGTTCATATTTCCTCTATGATTAATGTTATTACCCACAATATAAATATTGTTCCTACTATTAGGTTAATTATGTCTTCTGCTCCCATAACTAGAAAGCTTCGTTAGGTTCTGATGACGATGTAAACTTACTATCGAAATCTTCAGGGTCACTAAATCTAGTGTACTCCTTCTTAAATTTAAGTGGTAGGGTTCCTGTACCAATGTTTCTACCTTTAGCAAAGATCAAGTCTACTAGACCCTCTGTGTTATTGCCACTATCATCCTGCATTATTCCGTAGTACTCTGGTCTATATACAAGCATAACAATATCAGAAGCCTGTTCAATCTCTCCACTCTCTCTCAGGTCGGACAACGTAGGTCTAGACCCCTCCCTCCTATCAACACCTCTACTAAGTTGCGATAGAGCCACGATAGTTATGTTTAACTCCTTGGCTATGTTTTTAAGTTCACGAGCTACTAGGGCTACCTCTTGTTCCCTTGAGTGACCACTACCCTTAACTAGCTGTAGGTAATCTACAAGGACAAACTTAACATCCTTAGTTATTACGTACTGACGTATCTTATTTAATAGGTACCTCAACGAGGAATCTTTACACTCATCAACGAATAGTTGTGTCTTCTCTAGCTTACCTATGGCAGTATCTACCCTTGCTAACTCCTCATCCTCTAGTGTACCCTTCATGATGTATCTGTTATTAACAGAACTTTCTAGGGATACTAATCGTTGTAGTAGTTGTGTATCTCCCATCTCGTATGAGAATACTGCTGATGGTATACCTGCCTTAGCACAATTATAACAGAAGGCTAAACCTAGTGATGTCTTACCCATTGAGGAAGCACCACCTATAACAATAAAGTCAGTCTCTTGCCAACCGCCTGTAAACTTATCTATTGATTGAAACCCAGTAGGTATACCAACCATATCATCTGAAGACATACGTCTCTGTATATCGTCATGTAGTATCTTTAGTTGTTTCTTTATGTCGGGAATATCATTACCCCTAACCTCAGATATTAATTGTAACTCTTTCTCTACATGTGTAAGGATGCCAAATAAATCATCACCCTTATTCATCATGTTATTAGAGACTTCCAATAACTTCTTAAATCTTATTTTCTTTTCCTCTTGTGATAGGTAGAGGATTAAGTGTGTGGTATTGTATAGGCTGAAATCCTTAGAGTAACATTCTACCAACCTATATTGGGCTAGGGGATCTTTTACTGATTGTGATAGTATCAGTAGGTCAACCTTCTCTCCAGCATCTAACCTTGTTGCTACTTGATTATATATTTTTCTATTAAGGGAATCCTTGAATATAGCCTCTGTAATTAAGCTATGATTATCGTAGTACTCTTTAGGGTAGGACATGATGCGACCAAGCAACATTACCTCCATCTCATCGTTATCTGTCATCGGTAATATAGTTTGGTTTTTTGTATAGGTTTGTGTTCTTTATCTCAGAACTCTTACCATCTGCACTAATGATAAGCTCATTCTCCCAACCCTTCTGATTAATCCACGTACTTGGATTCTTTCTGTACTTCTTGTCTGGGGTTGATAATACGTAGGGTTCTACACCCTTTATGGCTAGTCCCATCTCTCTAAGGGATAGGTTTACGAAGGATTTCTTAGTTCTTATTTGATCGGTCTTCTTATCATATAAAGCCCAAAACATATCAAAAGCTTTTGTCTTCCTAGCCATAGTGCTGTCTTCAGAGTCAGACGTGTCTTCATCCTTAGATATTCTAAAGTCAACCATATTAAAGTGGTTGTTAATGTTTTTAAATATACACTTGGATTCTATCTCACTTGAGAAAATTGATTGGTGTAAGACACCACCTATGTAAAAATTGATAGCCTTACCATCAACCTCGATAAAATCTACCCTATCTAGGTCTATTAAATCTGTATCTGAAACTCTATACTTCATATCGTTGTGGTTTATTTTGGTTTGGTAAAGAAAAGGGGAAGCTTTATAACCTCCCCTTTATCACTATCAATTAGAATGGTAAATCATCTACTGGCTGTGGTTTAGCTTGACTCTTAGCCTCAGGCTTAAACGTGTCAACCTCTACGTAGTGAGTCTTTCCATACTCATCAGCCTCACGCTTCTTTACAACCTTTAACTTGATGTACTTGTCTCCATTGTACTCGAACATAAAGTCCTTAGCTTCTGTCCCTAACTTGGTAAGGTTTAATGCGAACTCTACTAGCCCACCATCAAATTTTTCAGTACCATTTCCAATGTAAATCTTTTCTGTCTTGTTACTCATAGCTTTTAGCTTTTAAATAAAATAATTAATAAGTGCCTCTCTTTCTGATATATCTAAATACTTAGCAATCTGCTTAAGATGT